ACAGAAGCCGAACTGTTCAAAAAGACAACTAAATAATTAAATGGCAGATCAATATACAAATGATGAACTTGCATCATGGTTCACAGGCAAATTAGAAAGTCTGAAACCAGGTTCAAGACGACGACTACTTAATGCGAATGATAGATATACAGACGAAGACTCCGTATTTGTCGGTGGTCTGTTTTTCTTTAAGTATGATCCTAAGACAAAAGATCGTTTGCCTATGTGGGACAAATATCCATTATGTGTTCCGATAGATAGATTTTCTGATGGATTCTTAGGACTAAATTTACACTATCTACCAGCAGGTCGACGTGCCACTGTTATAGGTATGGTAGACGCATTTAAGAAGGATAAGAAATTGTCCAATACTGTCCGTGCAAAAGCAAGAAACTGGCAGTATATGATGAACACAACAAACGTTGGTGAGGCATATTTCAGAAAGTCCGTCAAGAGATATCTGTTTAATCATGTCCGATCAGAGTTTGTGAGAATAGAACCAGATGAGTATCAGAAGGCAGTTCAATTACCCTTAGAAGAATGGGTATATAAAAGGTAAGTAAATGGCCAGTTCAACTTACACACCGTTTTTTGATATCTTTCCTAAGATTCAATTTGATATTAACCGTTCTCAATATCCAACATATGAGACAGTAACAAATGTATTCTTTCGTTTGTCTGTCATTAGATCGGTATTAAACAATACCGCTTCTTATTATGTTTACGATATAGAAGGTAACGATACTCCTGAAATCGTGGCAGAGAAAGTCTATGGTGATGCTGGTGCTGGTTGGATAGTTGTTTATACTAATCAAATCATTGACCCGCAATTTGACTGGGTTCTTGGTGATGATGCATTTAATAAGTTAATAATTTCAAAATACGGATCATATGAAAATGCTCATGCAACACCTCATCATTATGAAAAGGTTGTTGAAAGAACTGTTAATGGGGTAACAACCGTCACAACATTTCATATCGACCTTGTTCAATTATCTGATAATATTCCAGATGTTCCTTATGAAACCTTTGACTCTTATATCAAGCAGTTTACGATTGACTCAACGGATTTTACAGTCGATAACACATTAATAACGGCCGATACAACAATTTATAATAGCAACTTTGCTTCTCTTGAGCAGATTCAAGTTAATAAGGTCTATAATACATACAATATTGATGGTCAGACTGTAAACGTTGTTGAGTATGTCAGAGCAGTAACCAACTATGATTATGAAGCAGAGATAAATGATGCTAAAAGACAGATTAAGGTAATCAAGTCACAATACTATCCACAAATCATGCAAGAGTTTAGAAAAATGGTAGGCGATGCACCTTCATATATTAGAAAAGTGAGTTAATAAGAATGGCTGATGATGGAATTAATGCTACAACTGGTCTGGTAAAAATATCAGGCAGTGCGGGAAATTTACAGTTTGATCAACTAGGTAAATATGATTTGACAGTGAAAGAGGTCATTCTAGGCGAAAGTCTATTACAACCTGGTTTACATACAGCAGTCACATTTCAATCTTATATCTACAACAATCAAAATTTTGACGCATTAAAAAATGCTACCTTAAATATGACCTTGACATCAGACTTAAAGTCTAGACCAGACGGTGGTAGTATCTCTTTCAACCAGAAAATCTATCGTCTTGATAACCGTGAGTTCATGCCTATCAACGTAGGTCCAACACAAGAATTCACCATTCACGCCTGTGACCAATCATTACTAAACGATGCTAAGTCACTCGTTTCAAAATCATGGAAATGTGCCACACCGGATCAGATCGTCAGTTATGCACTACGATCTTGTGCAGGTGCTTCTAATGTTCAGATAGACTCGGCACAACCTTCAAGAGATTATGTGGCCGAAAACATTCATCCTTTCCAGGTTGTAGCACAGCAAGCAAATGTGGCACTAGACGGTGATGATCCATCTTTTCTACACTATATGACCATCAATGACGGTGACGGTAGAAATATCCATCATTTCACACCGTTAACCAGACTATCAAAAGGCACCGCTTATGACATATATGCCTCTGATACGGCTATTACAGGTGCTAAAGGCTTCAATGAGAGCATATTCAAAAATTATAACATAGCGGTTAATTTTAGTT